CAATAATTCTCTTACGTTGCTCATCAATATACTTAGCTACTTTCTTATTCTTTAGCAGCCTACTTCCCTGTTCACTTGCAGTATGAGGACTATAGCCAGCTTTAATTGCACTTTGTGTCATATTCAACGTCTTTAAATACTCAGCCACAAACTTCTCTTGTCTGGGATTTAATTTGCTCATGTTTTACCTCCTTTTCAATAATTATTAAGAGAAAAGGTAATTTACTTATCTTTGATAATTCGATTTGCTTTAGCTAACTCTGAAAATCTTTTGCTATTTTTCGATTGTTGGGTTAGCTCATCTTTACGTAGGTCTCTAAGATTTTGTGAAAACTGTTCTTCTACAACATCCAGTAAATCACTGCATTCTTCTCCAGAAAGTGTTGTTTCAGTCAAAATGTAATTCTTAACTTTATCTAAATTGTATTTTCTAGCCATTATTTAGCACCTCTATTTTTTAATTTATTTCTTGTATCAACGAATGGTAATTCATCTGCCCCAATATAGTTACTGTATTGATTCGGATTAAAATGATTTCTTATTTCATTTCTTACGACTTCATCTTCTTCAAAGTTTTCTAGGTCATAAAGTCTTACATATCTATAAAACTCAGCTTCATATTTATCATTTAATATTTCGATTTCATCTATTACTTTATTATATTCATCTATGATTGGCTTAAACTTCGACAGTATGCGTTCTTTATCATTCTGATATAAATTGGGAAGCTCTCCCTGACGTTTGATAATATCTACAGCTTTTTTACGTCTGGCTTCATCAAAGACCTATTTCTTAGTTGCTAAACGTTTTTCTAATGCTTTTAATTTTTTCTCGTTACTATCAAATGTAGAATAAAGTTTATCAGCTTCATCATCTTTTGAGTTTGTAATTAATTCTTTATATTTCACTTTATCTTCTTCAATTTGTTGTGTGAGTTCCTGACGTTCATTCTCTAGCTTATCAATATTTTCTCTTTGACCTATTACATATTCATTGTATTCATCAAAGTATTTAGAAGTTTTCACAAATATACCTCATTTCAGTTATTTTTAAGCCTATTTCTCTTATGTAGTTATATAGCTCTTCGATTTCTTTTTTTTAATCGCTTTGGGATAGTTTCCAGCAATATCATAACTTTTTCAAAGTCGATATTATTTTTATTTCTGTTGTAAATAAACTCTTTAAATGCTTTCTTATCTAGTCCGTTCAACTTTTCTACAAATTTATCATTATTCAGTTCTTTTTCAATAGCACTAGCTTTCTTTTCTCTCAATGCTTTCTCTTGATTTAGTGTCAACTTATGAGGGTACATCGGCACCTTCTGACACTTACCACTAATATATGAATAATCGCGTTTTATGCCCTTATTACGTTTGTTTCTGTTAGTTTGAATATAATCATGTAATTCAATTTTAAAACGCTCTATCACGTTCATATAATCCTCTGAGCGCGTCTTGATATAGTTTCTAATATACTTTTGCTCTTGGGTTGAGAAACGACCTAGAACTGTATAAAAAGCGTTCAAATCTCTTTGACTTTTACGCTTATACCATTCCAACTTATGACGCTCCTCTAATATAGCGATTGCTAAATTTTCAACGGAATAACTCTCATAGTAAATACTTTCGGATACTGTATCACTACATAAACTAGGTGTTGCTCTGTCATACATATCTTCAATATCGCTTTCTATAAGTGCTATCCTTAATTGAATGTAGTAAGTATTAAATCTAGTGAATAATTCATAATCGCTAACACGCTCTTTAATGATTTCAGTTGCAGCAGTCTCTAGATCACCTCAAATCCCAATTTTATTTAGTGCCTCATATCGCTTTAAACTACCTTCGATATGACGCTTGATACTTCTTAAGGCTAATTCTTTCTGTTCCTCAGATTTAACCATGAAATAACCTCTTGCAGCTTTTTTATAGCTGTATCCTATTGGATAACCATAATCAACTACTAAACTATTAATCGTATTTCTTAACCATCTATCGTTGTTTCGGTTAAATTCCATATTCAATTGGTTGAATATATTCTGTTTAGTAATAATATCGTGCTTAGTGTTTCGTAATACATTTAATACTTTAATATGATCGTTAGTTAATTTATTTTCGATTATAATTGTCATAACTATTTACCTCGCATGTTTTTTATTTAACTAAATGTGAGCGTTGTTATGAGGAGGATGAAAAATAACTTTAAATAACACTTTAGAAGTAATTAAGACGGAGGTTGCTTATTACTTCTATAACACTATTATACTAAATTTACACCAAAATCACAAACGTATGTTCTAATATTTATAGAATTTAAACAACTCCTTAACAATCTATAAATTGCTTTTATATAAGCATTTTCATAGTTTTTCACACTATTTCACAGACATTCATTAATGGAACAAATGTTCTTTTTATGCCTGGATTATTTCTTGAATAATTAACAAATCTTAACAATTACGATTTACATATAAAAAAGCCATACACCTGTTAAAGTGCATGACTAATTTTATTACGCTTTCACTCCATTGTAATAAGAGTTTTTTAATTATTTTAACCGTTCAATTAACGTTTTGCTATCATCTTCATTTGCTTTCGCATTTTGGATAAATTCAGTAATGATTTTCAAACCCTCAACTAACTCTATTGCTGGTTCATTAATTCCAGTTGCTATCTGATATAATATTTCGATATTACCTATCACATCAGCGTTACTAGACTGAACACCCTTAAGTTCATCAATATTGAAATCTTTACTCATATACTCGAACATGTCGCTGTTATTACTTTCCACAAAGGTTTCTAGTCCATACATGAAATAATCATTATCAAACATGAAACTAGCCATCATATCGCTTATAGTGACATGTGTGCCATCGTGTAAATCATAACCAGTAATAATACCCCTCAATACTTCTTATTAGCCCCTCTGTGTGCTTAGGAGACGCTAATTCGAATGACTTTCTCACTTTGCAATCTTTAATATATACATGACCCAATAACTTCCCGTTCATCATCACATAAACCATATCAAATGGATCATTATATATCTTAAAAGCGAAGTGGTTATCTCTACTACTCTCTAATAATCCTGTGTAGTACCTTAATAACGTAGCTGCTCTTGTTTCAAATTGATTTGCTATAATCTCTACATTCATTTTATTCATCTCCTATTTGGTCCATGTCACCTGTATAGAGGTTCAATTCTTTAATATCAAATTTTGGCCCATCCTCATAATTTGAAACAGTATCACTGTCATGTAAATCAATATTTAAGGCTTTTATTACCGTAGCAAGTCCTATTGGGAAATACTTTATTTCGTCTCCCTTTCGATATTCAATGAAGTAATTATCTTTAACTGCTACAGTTTGAATAGAAGTGTTTCTACCAAATCTATTGAAAATATTATGTTTTTCAATCACTTTAAACACACTCCATTTCTTTCTTACAAATATTAAATGCAACGGGCAACCAATGATCTGTTTTAATATATTTAGACTTCACTATCGGTAAGTCCAACCCTTTACCATCAACTAGATAAATAATTGGTGGACAAATGTCCATCTCAATTAATCCATCACGTTTAAGTTCAGCAATGATATTAAATGCTTCTTGGTTCCATCCAATCCAAAACACCACATTTGGATGTTGGCCACTTGTATATGCCCCATCACCTTTATAATTAAAGTTATTTTCTTCGAATACATTTTCTATTTCTACAAAAGTAGCTCCATCGTGTGATTCTATATATTCTAAAATTTCTGATTTTAATTCATTCTTGTTCATTTTATTCCTCCTAAAATTGTATAGGCGTCTCACTGTCTTATTTGCATTATTTTTTTAGGACACACCAAGACACCCTTCAATTCTCACTCCCTCAAGAGTTTCGATTAATCTGTCTTACTGTCTCCCTACTTACTACCTATATATATATTTCGTACTTTGTGTATATATTTTCTGTAAAACTTTTAACTAAAAACTATCAAGACACCAAGACACTTATAGCATGGCATTACTACCACAAGGGATTAAAGGTGTCTTAAACCTGTCTTATAAGTGTCTTACTGTCCTAAAATTTATGACGATTCGACTTTAAGTTCCTTATAGTAAGAAGATAAATCTATGCTAAAACCATACTGCTTGCCTATGCCTTCACCATATCGTGTTTGCTTTTTCACTGTGCTACAATATCGTGTATTTCTTAATGCTTTATCAATCTTTCTTAAATTATGTGGCTGCGGTTGGTCATCTCGTTTCATCATCACTTTCCAAATTTCCATACTACATACTTTGTCACGCCATACATAAGCACCTGGTTTTGTATTTGGTAACTCAATTAATTTACCGTCACCATATAATTTAATGTAATCTTGGTCTATAACATCGTGAGCAGATATTCTTTTTTCTTCTAATGTTCTGTACCAGTAGTCAGATGGAATAGGACGCTCAAGAAATTCTTCAATTTCACCGACTAAAGCATCTTTTTCAGAATGTTCTTCTTGAACTTTCAATGCAGTTTCGCTAGCTTCTTTATCTAATAACAACGCTTTATCCGTTGGATCATCATCAAAATAAACTTTAGCTTCAGCAAACATTTGTTGAACAATGTCTTGTGTTAAATCGTCAAATGGACTTTTAGTTGCTTTATTTTTATCTGTCGTAATGGGAAAGAAACGACGGTTACCTGTTTGATCTTTTAGAAATTCATAATTATTTGTCGTACCTATAAACACACATTGGCGTGGATGTCGCTCAATACGTTTACCGTATGAAGCTCTATAAATATCTACAATCGCACTAATGAAACTTTTAATATCTTCAATAGTAGACTTTTGAAATGCTGCGAGCTCTTCTATCTCACACAACCAGGAACCTTGTATTTTTTTATAGGACTCATCCCCTTTAAACGTTTTTAAACTTTGGTTATACCAATGACCACCTAACTTACTTACTGTCGTAGACTTGCCATCACCTTGCCCGCCATATAAAATAATCATGGAATCGTATTTGATACCAGGATGATAAATTCTAGCAACCGCACCCATCATCCATTTTTTAGTCACTTCACGATTATAGTGATTATCTTCTGTACCTAAATAATCAATAAATAATGTTTCGATTCGCTTATTGCCGTCCCATGTTTTAGATTCAATCATCGACTTAATAGGATGAAATTTATTATGATAAGCTTCTTTTTCAATGACACTATCCATAATGTCACGACTAAATTGCACATTATAATATCTATCTATATGAGAAATGACATGAGTTGTATCAATATCAGCCCAATAATAATTATTGTCATCTTTGGTACGCCAATATGGCAGACGTTTTAGTTTAGTAATTTTTTCAAAGGAATCGTATTGTACTAACCCTTTTAAACTTTCATCATTTTCCATTATTAATTCTGCGTTTGCAGTCGTCTTTTTAAGGGCTTGTGTTGTGGCTGACCGTCTCAATTTACTGCGCCAATCATCACTATTGGCCAAATAATTATTTTCATCAATCAACTCAAACACTTCTTCTTTGGTTACATCTTCCAAATAAAAACCTCCTTACTTATTCTTACTATCTTTCTTCAAAATGCTTTTGAACGTACGATTAACTTCCTTTTGTTCAATTGGTGGCCTGCAGGTCATCGCCCATGCACTTACTAATCCATACACTAAGTTAGCGTCCACATAACGACGTAATAGGTACCCTGTTAAAGAAGCTAATGTTCGGTTGCGTTCGCCTTCACCTACACCAAATGCAATTTCGCGCCAATATGAACTATCCCGTCTATGAAAATGATTTAAATAGTCTACAGTTATTGGCTCATTTTTAACAACCATCTTGTTTAACTCTTCTTTTTTTATTGCTGGTGCGTCATTATATTTAAAAATGTAAATTGAATCCTTTGATTTTTTTACTGGTAAGACCATAGCTTGTGATGGTACAAAACTAGCTTCATCTACTGGATGACCTATCTTATTCGCTAATACTTTTGTATATTTACGGTACTCATCTGCACTTATATGCTCATTCAAAGCGATATACAAGCGTATTCTAGGACTTTCTGTTCGATGGTTAAATGTAGTGTGATACATCCAGGAAATACCTTTTAAAGTCTCCGTAATTGCATCATGGAGTGGTCTCAACTTTGGAATATCGTCATAATCAAGAGTTATCACATCACGATAAATCACGTTTCCGTCTTTACGATATTTCTTATACTCATTACCATTTTCATCAGTATCGTCTTTCATATCACCGTATATAGCAACACCACGAGCATACTTATTAGTATTGTTTTGTAGTATAGATAACCTATTAACTAACTCACTCCATTTAGGTTGAGAGAAACTTTTAAAAGAACGAGAATCTAGGTTGTTATACCAAACCACTGATACTTGGGTATCGTGTTCTAGCTTTATTTTGTTCAATTTATTCACCTCTAGTGATTAACAGAGCAGAAAATGGTACAATATATAAAGAGTATTTTATTAACTGCTCTGTTAATTTATTAAATTTCTATGCGTTATCTTTACTTTGGTCGGTGGAAGATGACGCTTTTTCTATTTGTAATCTCATTTCATACTCATTTTTTTGAGCCTCTACTAATCTTTCGTACATAAGTTCAATTGCCTTATTATATGTTTTAGCTTCAAACGCATGTAATGTATATAAGACTATATCTTTCACACGGTTCACTTTTTTAAAATCATATTTCTTTTTAAACAGTTTCATTATTACTTAACTCCTTAACTAATTTTTTGTTTATTATAGATTTCTTTAGCTTCAATTAAACTTTCTAAAGTACGCTTACAGTAGTCAATTTTCTCCAAATCTTCACGACTGAAGAAACTTAACTGATTTTGACTTTCAAATATAATTTCTTCTTCATTTTTAATAATCCAGTTGATAGTTTGCATGATATTTTGTTTATTCACATCTAATTTAGCAGTCATTGTTTTACTCCACTTCAACATCTGGATATACTTCAAACTCTTCATCATATTCATCATGAAACTTATTCATATTAACAAAAATTCGTGCCTCATCTTCAACAGTTAAGCCGTATAACATTTCTGCAGGGCACTCTACATAACCTAATTGTTTAAGTGCTTCGACTCGACGAATACCATCAATGATATATAGCCCATCTTCTCTCACGCTAACTGTTATACATCCAATTGCGAGTCGTTCGAAATTTTCAACAATACCATCTGCACTAGGATTATCTGATGAGCGATAGCTATAATCTACTTTCAAATCATTAATATTTACTGTTTCCATTTTTTTGTTCATTTTTCCAATCTCCTCTTCAAAATCAAAATTATTTTCAATTTGTTGTAATGCCCACTCGATTATTGCTTGCAAGTGTTCCTCACGATCTAATGTTTCAGTCCATTCATTATTTCCTTCTTTAAAACGATGTTTATATTCTGTTCTTTCATCTTTAGAAACAGATTCCAATGTATTATAAATATCTTGAATAACATCTTTTTGTTCTTGTTCCATTTCCTATACACTCACTTTCTTATCTTTAAGTTCGACGATTCTATTAATATTTAGTTCCATACACGCAATTGCGATGTTAGGACTAACTTCAGGAAAGTGTTTCTTAAATGCATCAGGTGCAATATTTAAAAGTAAATTCCCTTCAACGTCCTTCACATTAAACCAACCAACGACGCTTTTTGTAATTACTACTTGCTGTTTCATATCTTTATCCTCCTATATTGTGCTAAGTAATTTCTTAACATTAATCTGATTTAAATCATTGTTGTGTATATCCATGTGAGATGTGATTTTCTCCATAAATTCATCTACATCAGATTTCTTAAATCGGTATGTGCTGCCTACCATGTAATACTTGAGCCCGTTATTAATAAGTAGATCCTCAATATTTGGTTTACTTAAATTCAGGTATTCAGATAATTCTTTGTAGGTCATGAAATATTTATCATGCGCTAACTCGTCTACACGTTGATTAATTGCTTGTTCTAATAATGCACGTGCTTCTTGTTCATCAATATTGATATTGAACATTGGTTATGCCTCCTGTTCTTCAAAGTAAAATAAATCTTTAATTTCAACATCTAAAGTATTAGCAATGCTTTTTGCTAGTTTAGGACTAGGGATCTTTTTACCATTTGCAATAGAACTTAAATAAGATATTCCGATTCCCAGTTCTTTAGATAAATCTGATAAATTATATCCCTTTAAAAACATTGCCTTTTTAAAAGATTTATTATTAATTAAGATAGACATTTCGTTCAAATCCTTTATTTTTTGATTGACTTCTCATACATTTTTAATAAATTTATACACGTTAGAATGATTTAATGATAATATAGGTAATGGAAAAGGAGGGCAAAAAGTGATTAGAAATAGATTATCGGAATTACTTTCAGAAAGAGGTTTAAAAACATCACGTGTCGCTAAAGATGTAAAAATTGCTAGAAGTTCACTTACCTCAATGATTCAAAATGATTCAGAAATGGTAAGATATGACGCTATTGATAAATTATGTAGATACTTAAACATTAATGTTAATGATTTCTTTGAATATGTGCCTATGAATATCGAGTTAACTATTGAAAATATAGATAATTTAACTACTTTTAATAACGTTAAAGTACTTCAAAATTTGTCAGAATCAATGGTTTCTTTATATATAACTGCTGATTTCTTAATTGATATAGAATTTAATAATAAAGATTATGATTTTGATTGTGAATTATCTTTAAGTGAAGTGAAATATAATGGTTTCTTTAACGAGTTCATTTTTGTTCTAAAAAATGAAGATGAACATAGCAATTTAAAAGAAAAGGTTGATAATCTTACTCCAGGTTTAAAAAAAATATTATTTAAAAAAATAAATAATTTACTAGCCGAAAATTTTAAGGTTGATTTTTTGAATAAAGCTGATGAACAAATTTCTTTCCCTGAATTTTCTGAACGTGAAAAATATGAAATACAAGAAGCAATAAAAAATAGTAAGTTTGCTATTAAATCTAATATTTTTACTGAATATTAAGTAGGTGTTCCTATGGCAAGTTACGATCAAATATCTAAAAATAACTGGCGTTATCGTATATCGTTAGGGAAAAATGCAGAAACAGGAAAATATGAATACATCTCTAAAACTGGATTTAAACGTAAATCAGATGCTAAACATCATGCTGAGCTAATTGAACGCCAAATTAGGAATGGCGATTACATTGCACCATCTACAAATACATTTAAAGAAGTAGCTGAAGATTGGATTAAACAATATGCGAATGAAGTTAAAGTAAGTAGTGTGAGAGCGCGTGAGAAAGCCATACAGCACGTCATAGAGCGCTTTAATACTAAACCAATACAAACTATCAAGAAACATGATTATCAGCGCTTTGTGGACGATATGAGCACACAGTATAGTAAGAATTATGTTGATAGTATTGTCGCCTCTACAAATATGATATTTAAGTACGCACATGATATAAAATTAATAAAAATATTACCAAGTGAGGGTATTAAACGACCTAAAAAAAAGTAAGTGTGGAAGAATTAGAGGATAGTGAGATACATAAAAAATTTCTTGAAAAAGACGAGTTATTTCAATTCCTGGAGGTTGCTAAAAATCACCATTCACCACAAAATAGCTTTGAAGTATTTACCACTTTAGCATATACTGGCATGCGTGCAGGCGAGTTGTTAGCGTTAAAATGGTCTGATATAGACTTTGAGAACAACACAATTAGCATTACTAAGACTTATTACAATCCGAATAATAATAAAAAGCATTATCAGATACTTACACCTAAAACTGAAAGCTCTATCGGTAAAATCTCAGTCGATCCCCATGTGATTCAATTACTCAAAGATTATAAGGCAAACGTCCAGGACACATGGAAAAATGAACTTTATGTAGATAATAATTTTGTGTTTACTGATGTGAATGGCTATCCACTTGTGATTAAAAAGCTGCAATTATGGATAAAAGCTATACTTAAAAAGACTGACATAACCAATAAACAAATAAGCACGCACTCATTCCGTCACACACATTGTGCGTTACTGATTGAAGCAGGTGTACATATCAAAGAAATACAAGAAAGACTACGACACAAAGATATAAATACCACAATGAACATCTACGCTAAAATCACAAATTCATATAAAAAAGACGCTTCCCAAAAGTTTAGTAAACTCATGGAAAACGTCAGCAAAGAATTATTTTAGAATTTTTATGTCATTATTATGTCATACGGAATTACCAAACGCCTTTAAACCAACGTTTATTGGCGTTTTTACATCATATCTGGCATGCCACCCATTCCAGGTTGTTCATTATTTTCTGGCTCTGGAATACTAGCAACGACTGCTTCAGTTGTTAAGAACATAGCAGCTACACTTGCTGCATGTTGTAACGCTGAACGAGTTACTTTAGTTGGATCTACTATACCTTCTTCTAACATATTAACCCATTCATTTGTTGCTGCATTGAAACCAAGGCCCGCTTCAGCATGTTTTATACGTTCAACAATAATTGATCCCTCTAATCCTGCATTTTCAGCGATTTGTCTAACTGGTGCTTGTAATGCTTTTAATA